TATTCTATAACCCCTTAATACATATAGCTTTTAAGCTATTGTTTTTTCTCAGTTTATGGTTACTCTATTATGTGAAACTATAGTAAAGTTAAAAAACAAAGGCTAGCAATACTTCTTTTAATCATTCAGAATATTATTAGCCTTGTTTAAAGAATCAATTATTTTCTAGATACTCTTTAGCTTTATGGTAGTCCTTTGGAGATTCTAAGAAGAAAGGTAAAATAGTATGTGGGTATACTTCAGTTTGATATAGCGACAAAGGATACTTCTGACTTAATTCTTTTACTACATTATTGTTTATCTCTCCAACTTCTTTTTTCAAATTTTGAATCTCATCATAAGCATTCAAGATCTGTTTCAGTTTTTTCTGGTAACGTTTATAGATTTTCTTTTCCTCTGCTCTGCGCTTGGTTTCTTTGAAAATATATCCAAAAATATTTGATTTAGCTTCAGAAAACTCACTATCATATTTTTCTTGCAGTGAGTTAATAGCTTTTCCCATTTTCTCAAGTTGATCTATAGTTTCGGAGTTATTAGATAAAAATTCATTGATATTTTCAAACGAAACATCTTGCTTCCCTGCAATGCTTTTTCTTTTTTTATCTAGCTTTCCTCTTGCTTCTCTTATTTTATTATTTTTTTCATTTAGATCTTCTAACAGTGAAAGTACTTTTTCTTTATCCATTTGTTTCTCCTAATTCCATTCAGCAATGTAGCCACAATCTGATTCCACTTTTTTTACGTCAAATCGTGTATGTAAACATAATCTTTCCCCAAAAAGGTCTCTTGAAGTTATCCAACTAAGAGTGTCCTTCTTTCGGTCAAATAATGTCACAAAATTTTCTAAATCTCCGATAAAGGCTTTCTTATCACCTTTATTCCCTAACGTTAAATCATCTACGATTAAAAAATTATCTACAAAGAATGTTTCGCTTGTTCCTGTCTCTTTATCAACTTTAAGAAGATAGTTTCCTGAAGTGTCTTTCATTTTTTCTAAGACACTAAATAGTGATTGACTAACAACCATAGATACATTGCGCTCTGGATTGATTAAAGAAACAATAGATTTCAAGTCGTCCATACTTGTAGCAGTCTGCGCTTTCGCAGTTTGGAGAATTTTCCCAATCTCTCTATTTCGTGTTCTACGTTTTAATTTAATAATCTTCTTACCAAGAAAATCCGTTAAATTATATTGGCCATCATCTAATTGTTCCTGTGAAAAATCAAGTTTTCCACTGAATAATTTAACTAAGTAATCAACGCTGATAGTTTTCTTTTTATCTGCTTCTGTTCTCTCAACCGAATTTTCGCTAACTTCTTGCAATGAATCAGATTCAAAGTCAGTTACTTCATACTTCCCGCCACGGGTACGAGTCTCAATAACATTTACTAGATCAACCAGTTCTTTACGTTGATGTTCATCTTCGTAACTATCAAGGATTGGTTTTTCAATGAGTACATGATTATTTTCTACATTCATCCCTCTAGTGTTATAACCTGTACTTCGGATATAAGCTTCTAGATTTTCTTTTTGTTTAACTAAGTTAGTTGTCATTTTTTGCTCCTTTATCTTACAAGATTATTTACCTATGTTTTTTATTCTTTGTTCAAATTTCTCTTTTATTTTTTCCTCTACTGGTTTGATGTGAGGAATTGCTTTGCTGCGTCCCCCATTTCTTAATACATGTCCATGTTCTAATAAATGAGTTAATCTATATGTTGGATCTGCATTATAGATTACAAAAGAACCTTTAGAATTTTTCTTAAAGCGCCAATTTTTCGCATACTTCCCATATTTTTTGGGGCTTGTTAGTTTCAATTCATTCACAGCTTCATTTGTAACCTCTTCAGCAATAAAATCTATCTGCTCTTCAACTTCTTCAGAATAAGCTTCTAAAGTTTTAGCAATTTCATTTGCTAGATCACTAGTTAAGCTCATTTCCCCCTCCTTTATCTTTTTATATCTGATTTTTGTTTGTAATTTTTTCTAAAATTCTTTGCTCTTAGCTTTTCCTTTATGATTCTTCGAGCTTTTAGAATCATTTTTTCTAGATCTTGATTTGTCTTGTTTGTCAGCATATTTTTCTAGTATTTCTTTTTTCCGTTTTTCTAAGTTTTCGTCATCTTTTTTGCACTTTGCAAATATTTGTTGTCTTTTCTTTGGATCCATAGAAAATTTATCTGCTACAACATACCCTAAAGAAGTATCTCCTGTCATAATACTCACCCCCTTTCAAAGCAAACAAAAAGGGACATACCACTAGCACTACTTGCTTTCGGTATGTCCCTGAGTTGTTCTCAATAGACTTTATTTTTTTGTTTCTTTCTTACATAGATGGGTAAATTTCCCATCTGAATAGAATAAAGTAATTTCTCCAAATTTTGGAACTTTTTCTATTTCAATTATACCACATTTTTCATAAACAACAAACCCTTTTTCTGTTGCAAATCCCATTCCGTCTACATTCATTAAACTATCTCTCCTTTAAATTTATTTATTGTGTATCGTTTGTCTTTGATAGTGAAAGCCTTAAAAGCATTACCCTCTAATCCCTTCAAGATTCTACTTGAATTTCTAGCATTATAAACTGTTCTTAGTTCGCTACTATCTAGATTCGTGTTAAAAATTGTAGTTTCTCGATTATTGATAATATCAAATAGAAAATCCTGTTCCCAGTCACTCTTAGGACTGATTGTCCCATTCTTCGCTCCCAGGTCGTCAATGATTAGAAAATCTACATTGATTAGTTTTTTAACTGCTTCATGTTCCGTTAAACTAGCATTCTTACCATACTGCCAACCTTCTTTTATTTGCTTTATAATTTCAGTTAGACTTACAAATAAAACACTCTTAGGCTCTTTCCTTTCTTTGAAGCTCTCATTTATTTCTTTTGCCATTGCAAGAGATAAATGACTTTTCCCTATACCTGTACTTCCACTTATTAAAGTATTGCCTGTCATACCATTTAGGTACTTTTCGACTTGTCCCTTAGCAAAGTCTAATAGTTGTCGTTCTTCTGTGGTGTTGACAATAAAATTATCGAATGTTGCACCTTTTAACTCGTTCGGGATCATACTTTCACGCATTAAGACATCATAGGTTTTAAAATATTCTTGCCTGTCTTCAAACTCCTTTACCAGTTCTTTTTCTTTTTGCTTAATTTCCTCTTGTCCACATTCAGGGCAAAATTCTAGCAAACTTCGTTCCTTGCTTCCTCGTACAGGTATTGAGATTTCCCAATAGTTTACCTGGTGAATCTCACATACTTTTTCAGATATCTTTCTGTTGTTGTATTCTTTAAATTTATCTTGCATTTTTTAACTCCTAAAATGGTAGATCTGGAAAGTTATTGTCTGGCTTACTTTTAGAAATTTTAGGTTTTTGATTTAAATAACTGTCAAACTTAGAACCGAATAGTGTTTCAGGTCTTAAATATTTAAAGAACTCAGGATTATCTTTCCATTCTTCCGTTTTTACATCAATCACCTGTTTAAAATCTTCAAGTGTATAACCTTCATTAAACCTAGCTAGCAAAAACTTCTTTGTCTTATCAACAAATTTATAACGCTTATTAGCAACTTGATTCAGATAAACAATCGGAATCCAAAGTTCTTTATTTTTTGTTTTCTCTAAATCCTTTATAGAGTTTTCGTCTAGCCACTCAGGAAAGATATATTCTGAGATTTGCTCAGTAGGAGAGCTTTGCTCGACTATATATTCTTTATCTAACTTTAACTCTAGCTCTAACTCTAACTCTAACTCTTTATCTATCTATTTCTCTGTTGGACATGAGTTGGAAACAGTCTCTAATTTTTGGACATTCTCCAATTTTGGTAAATTTTGACTATTTTTTCTTTGGTCTCGCTTGTATTTTGCCCAGTTTGTTTCACTCTCAACCATGGCTTTTGCTTGCGATAATGTAGCATGTCCATCATCATCAATCTGAATTAGTCCACATTTTGTAAAATATGCGACTGTCATATTTATATCATCCTCGGACACATCCAATTTTAAAGCTAGTTCCTGTACCAAATTATCAAAATATCCCTCATAGTACAAAATACAGTCATCTTCTAAGCTTTCTAACATAAGACGGATATAAATAACCGTCATGGTGTAGCCACCTGGCATATGTTTAAGTCGTTTAATAAAAAGATTATCAAAGAATTTCTTATCAACTTTTAACCAAAAATATACTTTAGTCTTTGCCATCATCCACCCCCAGGAACTTCAAAATGTCCGTAACTTTGTAATAAACTTTTCTTGTATCTTCTAGTGGTGGTTGATACCGTCTTAGTCCTGCACTTTCCCACTTCTGCAAGGTTTTGTATTTTATATCTAACTCGTCCATGGCTTCCTGTGCTGACATTAAACCAGTTAGTCTTGGTTTAGGCCTTTCTCGGACTGCTAGATAGTTTTCTACTACTGTGCTGATTCTATTGGTTAAATCATTTTCGCTTTCTTTACTCAAACTAAACATATTCTTCCACCCCTTTCAGTGTAAAATTCATTCTATTCCTCGTTTTTTAGGCTGGTTTATAGGCGAAGGTTATATGGTTACTCATTGTGCCATATAAAATATCTTCCTGATCATTTAAAATCGTCTCAATAGTTTTCGAAATATATCTTAATTCTTCATCCGAAAAATGATTCTTTAATGCTCCTAAAATTACTGAAAGATTTTTTATGTTGTTTATACGCTTAACTATAAAAGCCTCTCTTGTTAAGCCATGCTCTTCTAATTGCTCTTTAGTATGTAAATGTATTCTATAATTCATTTGATATCTCCTTGTTTATTAATACCTGCAAGTTGAATATAACGCCCATAGCAAGGATTTAATTCACCCCTTGGTGTTTCTTCTGCTTGTTTATTGTAAGGGTGTTTATACTTCTCTAAATGATGTAGATAAAGGAATAATAGACCTACAACTAAAAGCAAGATAATTGCCTGTGTATTGGTTAAATCTAATTCATTCATGTTAGTTCCTCGCTTGATAATTATTGATAAATTCCACACGGTCTACTTGTTCCATTTTCAAGAAACCGTCTACTTCTTCATAGGTCACTTTTCTATCAACAAAATCAGATAGAAATTGAAAAAGTTTTGGGTACTTCTCCTTAATCTCTACTATCAGTTCGTCAAATTCTGCTTGTGTCATTTCTTTAATATCTTTAGTCATGGTAAGCCTCCAGCTCTTTAGCGTTGTCATTGTTCGAAAGCAAAAAGGATATTTCGTTTAGACGGTCATATAGTTTTTCATTCTGGGCGTATGCTGCATCGATGTATTTTTTAGTAAGCCATAAGAATGCGGTTGTATCTTTCTGTAGTGTAAACTTAAGCCCTTCAAGAGCTATGTTATTCATTTTTAAAATGTTCGTGATGCCGGTTAATTCGTCCCCTAATTCTGCTAGTTTCTTAGCCGATAATAGGACTGGTTGGACTGATATTTCTTTTTTTGTTGTCATGTTTTACCCACCTTTTTTCTAAGCAAGTGCCTAAAATTGTCCTTTCAGCACTTGATTTTCAAAACCTTTTCTAATTGCTTGCCTGCTATTAGGTTTTCTTTAAATATTTGATAAAATAGCCCTTTTATGCTATAATTAGGGTATAGAAAAATTATCTATTACGTTTGTTTAATCACTTGCTTTGGTCGCCAAACTTTCTGCAAGTGATTTTTTATTTTCTTTTTGCATGATTACTACCTGACTTTGGTTTATAAAGCAAGTCTTTACTTTCGATAAGATCTAGAATCCAACTGATTCCCTGTTCTACTGTTTCAAGAAATGCGCCCAGTTCTTCGCTCTCCAAATCCTCGTAGTTCATACAAAGATATTCGGCTAGTTGTCTGTCTTTCTCAACTAGCTTTTTAAAATCCTTGGGATACTTAGGAATTTCTAACCCCTTGGCATTTGTAACTGTCTTAAAATCATTTTCCATTTTCTATACTCCTATACTTTAAAAATTAGTTCTTTAATTTCTAAATACCCCCTATTCAAGTTAATCATAGCTATTGCCATATCTTCCAAACGTTGGTAGTTTATTAGTTCTACACTTGTCAAGCCATCAATACCATTCTTACTTTCTCGCTCCTTCATAAGTTGCGCTTTATTCTTCCCTGTCACTCCCTTTAGTAGTAGGTTTGTAAGGGTACTATAGGCATGCTTAGGTGCTTTCTCCCATGTTTGAATAGCTTCAGTTAAGCTTTTACGCTTTGGCTTTTCCAGTTCCCGTTGAAGATAGCGTTTAGAAAGTTCATCACGCATTTCAAAGAAGGCTTTGACTAGGTTCATTTTGAACTGCCGTACGGGTTCGGTATTCTTTAGATAAGTGATCAGCAAGGTTGCCTGTTGCTCGTTTAAACGATAGATTTTCATCGGTCGCCCTCGTCCGTCTAATTTACGCATTTCAAATGCGATAATTCCATAATTTTCAAAATCAGCTTTATGCTTTCTCAAAAGTTCTTGTATTGTGTGATGAGTAACTTCGGCACATTCAGCGATAATCTTGCTCGTAGTATACGGCTCTTTCTTGCCGTCCATGTAAACCAGTTCCATTGGTTCGCTCCTTTCTTATTTTTATCAGTGCTTGCCACCTAAAACAGTACCAAGGTAAAGCACTTAGTAGGGAAAATTGGAGAAAATGCACCCCTACAAACCCTTGATACTGCCATAGGTAGCAAGCAGAAATATTCTTGATTCTGTCTTATGCTCCTTTCTAATAATCTTCAGCAAGCCATTCCATGGCTTTTTGGTAAACACTAGGTTTCACTTCGCCACCGTCCCGAATTTTTTTGTATGTAATTGGATTAACTCCAATTTCTTCACTAGCTTTTTTAGCAGTCAAATTCTTGTCTGCTTGCTTTCGTCGGATTGCTTTTGCTTGTGTTGAGGTGATAAGCAATTTAATTCCTCCTCTCTATGTTGTAAAGTTTTTCTTTACTTGCTCTAAGTATATATCGTTTTTCTTTACTTGTCAAGAAAAAATATAAAAAAACTTTACAAAAGTTTTTTTAGTAGTTATAATTAAACTGAGGTGATAACAATGTCAGAAATAAAAAATAGACTAAAAGTTCTAAGAACAGATAGAGGATTAACTCAAGAAGAATTAGCTACAATCATAAATAATGAACTAAAAGAAAATGAAAAGCCTGTTTCCAAAATGGTAATATCTAACTGGGAGAATAATAAACATACTATTAAACAAGACAAGGCTCAAAAACTAGCTGATTTCTTTAACGTTCCGGTTGGTTATCTCCTGGGATATGATGATTATAAAACTATTCAAAATGATGCATTTGATAGCTATAGAAATATGGCAAAATTATTACTCACCAACCCAGATTTTAAAAATATAATTTCAGAATATGATGAAACTAATCGAAAAAACGGGAAGCGGGATTTAGCTCTTTTTGTACAAGCTGAAAGCCTTCCCATAATCGAACAAGATATTAAGGATCTTATTCTTGAAGAGTGGGAAAAAACTCAAGCTGAAGATTATGATGAGGAAATATATGGTACTCTTTCTGATAATATTTCAAGAATCTATATAGCTCTTGGACAACTGCCAATAGTTTTTAATGATTTTTTCGGTTCTTTTCTAACCCTTCCAACATCTGATAAAAAAATCGTTATGCAACTAGTAAATAGTCTATACGAAAAAAATAAAGGAATAGGTGTCATAGAAGAGCATCTTGATAAAAAATAATTTGGAATTTACATAGAATTATCTGATAAAAAACTAAAAAGGAGTAACACCCATGGGATTTTTTGATACTGTAAAACAAGAGGGTAGTTTTTCTACTGCATCTGGAGTAAATGGACTACACTACGTTGTCCTTCAGGTAACTTTGAAAGAAAAGTTTTTCGGCACTGGATCAGGAAACCTTACAGAATTAGAAGATGTTATCAATAAACAAGCTTCAAAAGGTTATCGCCTACATACTATCACTACTGCCAATGGTGGAAGTAAAGGACTGGGTGGTGGTGACCGTATCCAGGCTACAATGGTTTTTGAGAAGATTATTTAATTAATATCCTTTATAAGCCCCATAATCGCTTTATTTTCTTACCTGGTACATTTTACCGTTAGTCCTCTTAAAATCGAAAATAGAGGGGTTCTCGTAGCTCCAAGCATGGTATAAATTCAAAACCTTTTCTAATTGCTTGCCTGCTGATGGAAAGGAATACTATGCAAATAAAACAAATCACAAAAAAAGACGGTTCAATAGTATATCGTGCTA